GCAAGTTGTATCAAGTAATCAGGATCTGTTAGAGTCTTTTCTATAACCTCACTTGTCATGTACGCTCCGTGCTTACGGATTGTTGGTATAACATCATGGGTAATCCATCTCTTAAATTTTTTTGCTTCCTTTTTCCTACTCGCTAAAATCAAATTGTATAATCCATATTCACTTACGATTGATTTATTAGGATTTCCAATACCCTCATTTAAAATGATAGTATTCTTTTCATCATCATCTAACCTTGTTAATGCCTGACTTGTATTAGAAATATCTAATGCACTACACACATCTGTCGCCACGAACCAAGGCTCATTATTTTTTGTAACTGTTCTTATTTCTCCAAATTCGTTATTTTTAAAAATTTGTAATTCGTTCATAATTCCTCCATAGTTCTATTCTATTGAACTTTTAAATTAAAAAAATATTGTTTAATTTCATCTTCATTAATATCTAAAAGTTTACAAGCTTTTGAAATCTCATTTTGCTTCCAATAATTGGTGTTGTTTAACTTCAATGACATTGTTCTCTCTGACAAACCCATTATTTCAGCGAACTTTGTTTGATTTCCATATTTTTCAACAATTCTACCTTTCAGTTTACTATAATCGTATGCCATGTTATACACCTCACTTTCTTGTTCAATCTCTTTGAACAATTATATAATACACTTTATTTTTTTGCTTGTCAATACTTTTCTTCAATTTTCTTGAACTTTTTTTATGAAATATGGTATAATATTACTACAAGGAGGGGAGATAAGATGAAAACAACTACTTCTAAACGACTAAAAGAAATAATGAATGATAGAAATTTAAGACAAGTAGACATTTTAGATATGGTCGCTCCATATTCAAAGAAATTGAATATTAGATTAGCTAAGAATGATTTAAGTCAGTATGTGTCAGGCAAAGTTGAACCATCTCAAGAGAAGTTGACATTGTTGAGCTTAGCATTAGAAGTCAATGAACCTTGGTTAATGGGATATGATGTTAAAAAAGAAAGAGGAGAAAACAAGCAAAATAAAACATCAATTCCATTGATTGGTACTATTGCAGCAGGAACACCTATCCTTGCAGAGCAAAACATCGAACGTTATTTCGATATGGACACAAGCATACATTGTGATTTCTGTTTGCGTATTCAAGGTGATAGCATGATTGATGCAGGAATTAATAATAACGATATCGTGTTTATCCGACAACAACCAACACTCGAAGTTGGAGAAATTGGGGCAATCCAAATCGGAGAAGAAGCAACACTTAAAAAATTTTACAAAACAAATGATAGCATTATATTACAACCTGCAAACTCTAATTATCTTCCACAGATTTATACATCAGATTCTGATATAAAAATATTAGGAAAACTTGTAGCAACACTACACATTAACAAATAAGTACTCTGAAATAAAAAATCGGAGTACTTAAAATAAATAAAATTATAGGAGGAACTTATGAAGAAAACAGTTAAGGGAGACGACGGCAAACAATACACAATGAAAGAAAAAAAGCCGTTCTACAAGAAAGTTTGGTTTTGGATTCTTGCAGTAATTGTTATTGCAATCTTTGCAAACATGGGAAAAGGAACTGAAAAGGACAACTCAAAAACAGCTACTACAACTCAAGAATCTGCAAAAACAGAAGAGAAGAAAGAAGAGAAGAAAGAAGAAAAGAAACCTGATGTTCCAAAAGAATATGAATCTGCACTTAAAAAAGCAGAATCCTACTCTGAAACAATGTACATGTCAAAGAAAGGGATTTATAATCAATTGACATCCGAAGCTGGAGAAAAATTCAGCAAAGAAGCAGCACAATACGCAGTCGATAACTTAAAAGCAGACTACAAAAAGAACGCATTAGAAAAAGCAAAAAGCTATCAAGACACAATGAACATGAGTCCTGCTGCAATTAAAGACCAACTTACATCTAGTGCTGGAGAACAATTTACTGAAGAAGAAGCACAATATGCAGTTGATAATTTAAACAAATAAAAACATAAAAAAATACCCCTCACACATTGTGCAAGGGATAATTGAGCATCATGATATAACACTCTGTTTTACAAATATATTATATCATATATGCTCTCTTTTTTTAAAACAAAGGAGTAGACCATGGCAAAGAAAAAGAGAAGAAAAAGACTTCCAAATGGACTTGGAAGCATACACAAGCTATCAGGGAATAGGTATAGACCTTTTTTAGCACGAAAAAGTGCGATAACTTTACCCGACGGCTCAACTTTTCGTGAAGTTGTAGGAACTTTTGAGACGTATGAAGAAGCTTACCAAGCACTCATTGATCCAACTGTTCATGTAGCAAACGCAACTACACTTATGGATCTCTTTGAAATTTTTAAAAACACAAACGAATTTAAGTCACTGTCACAATCTACACAAAGTAGGTACAATTCTGATATTAAAAAATTATCAGACATCTGCTACACCGATATCCAAAAACTACGATATCAAGACTTACAAAAAGTCATTGACAAGCTTGAAAACAACGGATATCAAGCACGTGTAAATGGTAAAATTGTTACCAAAAAATACAGTCAAGACGTGATAAAAAAGACAATTGTATTAATTAGTAAACTTTACACAATCGCAGTCAAAAATGAAATCGTGAATACAAATCTTGCAGAGCTTCTTGAAATATCCACGAAGAAAAGCAAAAAGGAATTTAATATCTTTACTGACATCGAAATCGAAAAAATGTTTAACAACCTTGACAAGCATCCAATGATACGACCAATCTTGTTAGCAATCTTTACAGGATTAAGACCGATTGAACTTGTAGCACTTGAGAAATCGCACTATGACCGCAAAAATCATACACTGTACGGAATGGGAGCAAAAACCGAAGCAGGAAGAAACAAAGTTGTAGTGTTGCATCCAAGGATATATGATATTGTTGAATATCTGTACAAAAACTCAATGAAGTACTTGATCCACATTGACAACGAAAAACTCACAACACAAAGATATCGTCGACAATTCAAACAAGCACTTGAAGCATTAAACATTCCAACACGAAATCCGTACAGCACGCGTGATACATGTGCTGCACTCATGAATCGATACAACGTCGATAAAGAAACAATCAAGCACCAAATGGGACATACTTCCTACAGCACAACATCAGATAATTACATTCCTATCGACCTTGATAAAAACTTACACGAAATCGAAAAAATACAGTAGTGATGCTTTTTATATTTGTTCCCTTTTTGTTCCCTTTTTGTTCCCTTTCCTCGAGAATCTTAGCGAATTGTGAGTGCTATATGTAAAATTTAATAAAATAAAAACAAGCCTAGAACGTCTAAATTCTAGGCTTTTCGCTTGGTACTCCCACCCGGATTCGAACCGGGGATGCCCCCTTAGGAGGGAAAACGTGAATGGCTATTTTTCAACGGTTTAAAGCTGTAGTGTTGCCCTTTTGTTGCCTAAGTTGTGTATAAAAAATAGAGTCGTTAAACTCTTTAGTTTTTATGCATTTTTATTTTCTTTTTCAAAAATTCTCATTAATTCTTCCATGTCTTCTCTGTCAGCGTAGTGCCTTGCAAATGTCCTTGCTCCAGTTCTTGCTCTCAGATATCTTTTTTTATCGGGATTTTCTTCGTCCCATTTTTTACTTGCACGTCTTTGTGCTTCACTTGTTTTATAGTTCATATATTCTCCCTCTTGACTTTTTTATTTATTGAGTTATAATTAAATTACAATATATCCAAATTGGAATGTAAAAGTATTTGTGCTTATACATCAAGTGATTTATGTACTTAAATATTAAAATCTAACCAAATTGGAATTTGGGAGAGCAGGTGTTATTCCTGCTCTTTTTGTTTTGTAGAATTATACGCATCTAAAATTGGTTTAAAATACATTTCTTCTGCTTTCTTTCGTGCTTTCTCGGCTTCTTCTATATCATCATAAGTTCCCAAATGTATATTTTTACCTCTGAACTTGATACGTGCAATATATTTTCCGTCTTTTGTTTTAGATACGCCTTTAATTCCTGTTTTTGAATTTGGACTAACTTTTTGCTTTAAGGCGTTAATTCTCGTTCCCTTAAAACTCAATTTTTTATTAGCTTCAATAGTTATATCTCTAATGTTTTCTAAATGCTTTCTTGCTCTATCCGCTCTATAACAACCACAGCTTTTAGTTTTTCCATGTATCAAATAAAAATCTAAAACTGATACAATGTTCCCACAATCACATTTACATATCCAATGATTTTTTCTATCTTCGTCTTTTTTGATCACTGTTAGTCTTTCAAACTTTTTACCCGTTAAATCGTCTTTCATTTTGCCTCCTTAAAACTTTAATTCTTTTCTTTCACTTTTATAATCTCTTATATCACATACTAATTCATAGCTATAATCTTCTAATGTATTGATGTATTGTATTAATTGTTCTTGATCTAGTTCTTCAAAAATTTCATCGTTACATTTTTCATATATATTTTCTCTAATTTCTTCACATTCAACTTCAAAATCATCTCTAAGTTCTTTTTGTTCTTCTTCTGTATCAAAAATTTCTAAATCTTCTTCTAATGTATTTTCTAATTCTTTTTGTTCTTTTTCGATTATTTCTTCTCTTATATTATCAAAGAATGTATCTTTTGCATTTTCTAAAAATTTTTCTGCAAATTCTTCATTTAAGTTGATATAGCAAGATAAGCTTCCGTTTGCTTTTCTTAAATTAAATCTATCAGCAATGTATACAACCTTTGCTATTTTTCTTTCTGCAACTTTTCTTAATTCTTCTACTGTTAAATTTTTTAATTGTTTCATGATTAATCTCCTTTATACTTTTTTTGATTTGTAGTATAATTGAGATATCACATTTAGTGATACCCGAGAATAGTTGTTAGTTTTGTTGATTTCCAGTCTTTTAACTAGCAACTATTTTTTTATACTTTTCTTTTCTTTACACTTATATTATAATACGTGTATTATATAAAGTCAAGTCTTTTTTTAAAAATCTTTAAAATAATTTCAATTTATTACAAAAATTACACAAATTCACTCTATACCCTCTCTCACACTCATTACAAGCTTTTCATACTTTAGCCATCTAATTACACCTCTGCATAATAAAAAGCCTTATATATTCGCTCTGATGAGGTCGTTTTTGTTCATTAAATCAATTTTTACATAAAAAAAAGAGGGTAGATAAAAATCCACCCTCATGTAGTAAAAATAAGTTACAAATTTTGATTTTAATTAATATACTATAAATTTTTTTCACGATTTTATTTATATTTTCTTTCAACATTCCTATATAAAGCATATATAATATTTTTATTATATTATATAGCTAATCTTCTTAGTACAATTTACGCGCGATTAACTCACGATTATTCACGATTAGTCGCACGATTAGCATACAACAAACGGTCTTTTTTAACTTTATTCTTCGTTTGTTACATCTGAATATTTTTTAACGCTTGTATATAAACCTACAGCCGATAGTCCGTATGTTATTCCAAGCAATACTCCGTCTACATTTACACCATTGACTGATACGCCCAGAATACCGCCAATCAAAACTGATATTAAAGGAATATATTTTGTGTTAACAACCTCTGCTCTTTTGATTACTTCTAGCAATCCAATTATGAGTGGCACCATTAGTATGTTTGTTGTGTCGTTCATTATTTTTTCCTCACTAAATATTTACTTCTATCCTTATTGAAATCTTCTGCCTTATCAGTTGCCTTGACGTGATAAGTTGCATAGTTTGTCAATCCGTAATTCTTGCCCTCAATCTTGCCTAAATGGTCACCGCCGACTGCAATAATTGTATCTCCACTTTTAACCATTCTACCAAAATCATAGTTGAACGCACATGGTGCTAATAACGCCTTGTGTTCTTGTGCTATAATATATGCTTTTTGGTATTCATCATCTAAATAAGTTACTACAGTATTTTTTACACTATCTTTTTGCTCTTTTGTCAAATTCAACTTTGCCACTCCTTTCACTTCTGCTTTTGTTTGAGGTCTATTTATTTTTTTTATTCCATAAAACTCAGCTATTGTATCTGCTGTTGCCTGTGCAATCTCTTTACGTTTTTCTACATATAGTTTACAGTCTTCTCTATTTGTGTGGAATACGTGTTCTATTAACATTCCCAACTTTGCTTTATTTGAATACAATACACCATAGTAGTTACTGCCACCCGGTGATGTTGGTTGTACATAAAAACGTTCGGGATTTCTAGTTCTCCATCTAACACCTCTGTTCTTTGTGCCTATTGCTTTTGAAATATTAGCACATAGATTTTTCATTAGTTGAGGACTATTAGCATTGATATCTCCATATATTTCAATACCTCTTACACTACTATTCGCTGCATTTGAGTGCAAGGATATAAACAAATCATATCCCTGTGCTTTGTTTCCACGTGCTGACAATGACGGATTGTCAGTAATACTATTTCTTGTAGTTCCAACATAAAATCCGTACTTTTCTAGTTCTCTTTTAAGTACAAGGCTGTATTTGTAGTTGTTGTCGCCCTCATTGCCGATTACACTACCTCTGTTGAAATCACGACCTGCACCGTGACCAGCGTCTAACATTATCTTAATCATAAGCTACACCTCCTACTTCAAAAATGGGAACACGTATAGTAAAAGTGCTCCTATGCCAATCCCAATTACTGTCTTAACTACATAATTTTTCAAGTCTTTTATTTCTTCCAGTTGTTTTTTTCTTTCTTCGTCTTTCGAATTGTAGATATCATCTAACTTTGATGACAATACATTGAAATTAGATTCTGTTTGTTTTTCGATATTGTCTAGTCCTTTTTTCATATACTCATAGTCCTTTTGCATTAGCTGAATTGAATAATCTTGTCTTGATAGTTCAGATTGTAGTTCAGTTATTTTACTACTGTTTTCTGAAATTAAGCATCTTAAATCTTCCATTTGTTTCTCCTTTCTTTAATTCAACATTTCTAAATCTAGTACAAGAATGTCATCTCCACTACTATACGGGTCAATGGCTGCATATATAGTTTTGTCAGATTTCAAATAATTCAAATAATTTGTGCCTTGTATGTTTCCGTTCTTTTTGAGGTCATCACCGTTGTTGTAGTTGTTGTATCCTGTATTAGGCTGTGTATTATCAAAAATCTTGAAATAATACTTTACTCCAAGAATAATAAATCTTCCAGTTGTATTGCCCGAACTTGTCAACGGTCTTGCAAATTTACTTCTAGCAAGTATGCCCATAGCATTATCGTTATTTGCAATTATATCTAGCGTTGAATGATTGTTGGCAATTACTCGCATTGTTGCGTTATTGTTGAAAACTTTATTCATCGCCGCACTATCATTAACAACTGTACTTATTGTTTTCTCATTTGCTAAAATCATTGACGGTAACTTTGTCAACGTATCAATATTTTTCAGTACATCTGCAAGTGATTTACAGTTTTCCATTGTGCTTTTATTTACATTGTTTGTTTGATTTGTTACTTCTAAATATCTATAAACTGCTTTTCCAATGTCTTTACTTTTCAATGCTATATTTTGAATATCAGTATCACCCGAGGTCATATATGATACTAATATGTCTTTTTGCAAGTTTGATATCTCTAAATTATCAGCTTTTTTATTGATTTCAGTGCTTAAAGTATCAATTTTTGTGTTGAAATCCTCGGGATTTGGAGTCCAGTCAGTTGCAATACTACCCAACTCAAGTTGCGGACGTGCAACCGTCATGTCGACAAATTGAGCCTTGTTTGCACTTCTTAATTGAAATTGAATTCGATTTTTCCAATAACCATCCATACTGTCTCTTTTGCCTGTGATGATGAACCTCTTACATTCATTTGCGTTTAGTTCATAAGCAAAGTTCCAGTTAAATCCGTTCACTCTAAGTTGTGCTGGTACATCGCGATTATTTTTGACGTATACTGAAAAAGTATAAGTTTTACCAACAACCAAGTTATCCACATCAAAATTGACGTATGTTTTGATAAAATCTGTCGCATTAGCGGCATCTGACCTTATGTGCTGACCTTGAATATTAAATTCTTCCATAAACTCATCTGTAATTAAGTGACTTCCGCCATCTTGTTTTATCCATTCTGTAATATTGTCACTATTTTTGATTAAATTTCTACCACCAAAATCGACTAAACTCTCAACAGTTGCTTTTTTGTCAAGTTCATTTATCACCCCCTCAACGTCTGCGATTGAGTGTTTGTGAGTTTTGTTTG